ATGCCGGAATACAACCGACTGAAAGCGGGATATCAAGATGGAACAATCCCTATTTATTACAGCCCTTATGAGCAATGAAAAAATGGAAAACAAACGGCCTTTCGAATCAGCTGCATAAATGCCCCCAATGCGGAAAGGTTGACCGATTTAGGTCGTATTCATGGATTAATCCAAAAAATTATAGCCTGCACTACAAGTATATTTGTGTGTCATGCGGATTTGAAACAAATATTCTTGACCCGAAAACAATCGTAATGCGATGAAAACCGCCATCATCAACACGGGATACCTTCGGACGGCTGAAAAGTGCCGGGCGAATCAGTGGGCGAACCTTTTGGAGGGCGTAGACTTTGACGAGTATTATTTTACGCATGAAAAAATAACTTTCCTGCATCCCGACCGCATGGGAAATGTGTTTCAAAAGCAAATCCCGTACAACTTTTACCCAACACTACCCACACCCCACCCATACTACGCCAACAAAGCCCCGGAAACAGAGCCGTGCAACGTGCTGAATATGTGGCATAACCTTTTTATTTCGTTCTGCCTTGTCCCGAACACATACGATTGTTATGTGCGCAACCGCCCCGACATTCAATTCAGTGGGCGCGTTCACCTCGAAAACGAACCGGGCAAAGTTTACATTCCGCACGGTAACGATTACCGCGAAGGCATCAACGATCAGTTTGCCTTTGGATGCTACGAATCCATGCGCGTCTACTTTTCGCTGTACCTGTACCACGAACGGTATTTTAACCAGGGCGTCATGTTCCACCCGGAAGGATACCTAAACCATCACCTGAAGGAAAACGGCATCGAAATCGTGCGCGTTGACCCGACACAATGGATTTTACGACCATGAAAACAAACGTAGTGATACCAATGGCAGGCGAAGGCAGGCGGTTTAGGGAAGCTGGATATACAGAGCCTAAACCGATGATTGACGTTTTAGGTGAGCCGATGATACGCGCCGCCACCGACTGCTTTACATTGCAGGATTGTGGAGATTGGTGGTTTAAAATAATCACCGTATCAGGCCTTCAATACAGCGTTGAAAGCGCGCTTGGAGAGGGTAATGTGACAAACTGTTTTGTCGGAGTAACTACGGAAGGGCCAGCGTGTACGGCATTAATAGCAAAACCGCTTATAGGCAGTAGCCAACCCCTTATTATTGTCAACTGTGACCAAATAATAAAAGATCAATGGGTTTTGGATTTTGCGGAGTTTTGCAACATTCACCAGCCCGACGTTGTGCTTGGCTGCTTCCTTTCCACCTCACCGAAAAACAGCTACGTTCGCGTGAACGACAACGGTCAAATAATCGAAGTCCGGGAAAAGGAAGTAATAAGCAACATTGCAACCAACGGCTTGCACTGGTTCCGGCGCGGATCTGATTTTGTCCGGGCTGCCGAAAAAATGATTGAAGCCGATGACCGAACGAACGGCGAATTTTACATTGCCCCGTCGGTTAACTACCTGATAGCGGAAGGGCTAAAAGTCATGCCGTTTTTCTTTAACCTGCATTTCCCGATCGGCACCCCAGAGGATTTGCAAAAATACGAGGCGTTGTATGCTAAAACATAAACTGAAAAACATGGTCGGCGGCTGGTTTATCGGCAACTTTGACCCGTGCGCCTTGCAGACCAAAGATTTCGAGGTGTGCTATAAGACCCACAAAAAGGGCGAACAATGGCCCCGGCACGTTCACAAAATCGCCGCTGAAATTACGCTACTTGTTCGCGGCCAAATGATGATGAACGACAAACTTATCAGGCCGGGCGACATCATTACCGTGGAGCCGGGCGAAGCTATTAAGCCAACATTCATCACCGACTGCGAGTTGGTTGTAGTTAAAACCCCGTCCGTACCGGGCGATAAATATGAGGTATGAAAAAGATAGGAGAATTTTTAATTATAGATTCAATATCTATTAGCTCTGAAACATTTACGAGCTATGGATATGGCGACCGCTATCCTGAAAGTAAAACAATACACCGTAGTGTTTCTTTTGAATTGACATCAACAGGGCCAACAAATACCGATGTGTTTGCTGATGAATCAGCAGACAACCCAATTAAGGTCTTGCTTTATATGGTTCCAAAGGGCGAAAACTCCGACGATTACGAACTTATAAAAAAGAACGCATGAACATCTTTCGACCCGACGTACCGCACAATGACTACTTCAAAGTGTGGTACCACCTCAAAAGCAAAACAACCCTACGCGACGCAGCATGGCAAATAGCCATTGGTCAAAGCGTCGGCAACCCGAACGTGCGCAGCGTATGGGAAACGGATGATTTGTTTGAAAAACACTCCTGCATTGTTCTGCATGATGAGGCCGAACTAAAGCACAAATCCGAGGGGCTGGTATTAATCGCTTTCCCGGTTGTAAATATTGATTGGGCAACGGATGGCATCGCTCATTTGCTTGTCAACATCATGGGCGGGCAGCTGGACATTGACATCATCGAAAAATGTCACGTCGTTTACATTGACTTCCCGTCGTCCGTTACACGGCACTTCAAAGGCCCGCGTTGGGGCATTAAAGGCATCCGGCAATTTACGGGCGTAAAAGACAAGCCCCTTTTAGGCGGCATCATCAAACCCAAAACAGGCGTAGGCCCGGACGTGCTTTTGGATATGGTAAAGGAATTGGTAGACGGCGGCGTAAACTTCATCAAAGAGGACGAAATCCTAAGCAACCCGGCTTTTTGTCGCATCCGTGACCGTGTACCGCGAATCATGCGCTACCTTGACGGTAAAGGCGTTATCTATGCCGTATCCATCCACAGCGACCCGCATGTTTTGTTAGACCGCGTAGCCGACGTTGAGCGCATGGGCGGCAATGCCGTACATGTTAACTTTTGGTGCGGATTGGGCGCGTACAAAGCGATCAGGGACAACGGCAGCGACTTGTTTGTGCATTTCCAAAAGTCCGGCGACAAGATACTTACCAACAAAAACCACGACTACCACATCACTTGGCCCGTTATGTGCAAATTGGCTGCACTTTCCGGTATTGACTTCGCCCACGCTGGCATGATCGGCGGGTATTACAAATGGCCGGAAGATGAAACGCTGGACAGCATCGAAGTACTGCAGCAGTACGGCGTCATGCCTGCCTTGTCATGCGGTTTCCATCCCGGACTTACTGATATGGTAACGGCAAAGGTTGGCAGTAATTACATGGCCAATGTTGGCGGCGCAATACACGGGCACCCGGACGGCACCACAGCAGGGGCAAAAGCAATGCGGCAATCAATAGACGGCCAATTCGGCCCGGAATATTTCAAAGCACTCGACACATGGCAAAAAGCATAGATCAAATCATCCGTGAAAATTTCACGCAGGACTTCCGAACCGGAACGCCTTACGATGACACAGACAGCCCGGAGCGTTTCCCGCTGCCTGACAAATGGGACGGACGCGAGTTTTCCGCTTGCAATGCTATGGCGCTACACGAGGCTATGCTATCAATCGACCCGAAAAGTATTGTGGAAATAGGTGTTGCGCGTTTAGAATCGAGCAAGTATGCGAATACGTCAACTGCGGTATTTTTAAACTACATGTCAGACGCCTGCATCTATTTTGGCATTGACATTGCCGACCGTTCATTTGTAAGCCAATACGCCCCGAACGCATACACGCTGAAAGCCGACAGCACCGACGTAAAGACGTGCGTTTCCGCAATGAAAAAACACGGCATAAAACACATCGACCTGTTGATGATAGACGGATGGCACAGTATCAACACGGTAATACAGGAATTTGCCTACACCGACCTTATGCCCGTTGGCGGCGTCGTTGTCCTGCATGACGTGAACCTGCACCCCGGCCCAAAGAACGCCGTACAATACGCCAACCCGAAAAAGTGGAAGGTGGAAAAATATTGCCCCGATGATTGGGGCATCGCTGTTTTAACCAAATTGAAACCATGAAAATCATTGCACACCGTGGAAACCTAAACGGCCCCGACCCGGCAAGGGAAAATACTATTGAACAGGCAGAAAAGTGCTTTGCTTTGGGTTTTGACGTTGAGTTAGATGCGTGGCATATTGACGGTAATATGTTTTTAGGCCATGACGAGCCTAATACAAAAATAGACCCAATGTGGATACTTCGCCCTAATCATAAACTTTGGCTGCACTGGAAAAATACCGACGGCTTATTGTGGGCCATGTATGGATTTGAGTTTTTACTAAACCCAATTTTTTCCAACTACTTTATGCACGATAATGAGCCGTTTGTGGAAACAACAAGCGGCGCGTATTGGCTTTACCCCGGAACGCCCATTACAGACGATATGTTAAGCGCCCCGGCCATCGTCGCCTGCCTTCCCGAACTTGCGCCCGATTGGGATACTTCGCAGGCTACTCACATTTGCACAGATTACCCAATCATGTACCGGGAAAAATATATGCGAACCGTATCGCAGTAGTATGACGTTCCGGCCCCGCGTTTGTACCACTTTTGTACATGCGTTGGACTGGAATCTTATCATTTCTGAACAAAGACACGCCGCCTGCCACAGAGCAACGCGGCCTTTCATTGTCCGACCCGGAACTGGTAAGGTACTTTGGTATCCCATCAGCCAACCCAAATATCCGCGTAACGGACGAAAGCGTTTTTGCTTTGCCGCCCGCATGGGCCGCAATCAGCTACATTGCAGACGGCATAGCCTCTTTAGGTCGCGGCGTTTTTCAACGCGACAGCGACGGCGACGTTTTCCCGGATTATACAAGCCCGGTTGCACAGCTTTTTAACGGCAGGCCTCATCCCCACTACAACACCCACGTTTTTATTCAGACCATTACCCGGAACGCATGTTTAGGTAATGGCTTTGCGCGTATTTACCGCGATGACAACGCGCGGCCTTTGATGCTGGAGATCATACCGCCGGAGATCGTGCAAATGGTTTACTCTAATACGGGGGAGTTGTTCTATTGGGTGTCCGGCGTCATGTACGATATGTCGGTAAATTACTACCTGCCTGCAACGGACATGATACACATCAAAGGCGTGACCGTGACCGGCGAAATGGGGCGTAAAGTATCGCTTGTTCACCGTGACAGCATTGCCGTCGCCATTGGTGCGCAACAATACAGCAACAGCTACATGGCGAAGGGAGCAAGCGTGGGCGGCATGTACAGCTTCCCTAATGTGTTGTCTGAAAAGCAATACAATATGTTACGGCAGCAAATCCGTGACAACTATTCGGGCAGCAACAACGCGGGCGAAAGCCTGATACTTGACGGAGGCGCGAGTTTTGTGCCTATTCAAAACAACCCGCAACAGGCCGCCGTACTTGACTTCCGAAACCTAACGACGGTAGATGTCAGCCAAATTTTTAAAGTCCCGCTGCACAAACTTTCCCAACTCGACAAGTCCACGTTTTCCAACATGGAGCAACAAAGCCAGGACTTCGTTATGGACTGCCTTCAGCCGTGGTCGCTTCAAATGGCAGAGGAGTTTACTACAAAACTATTCACGACGTCCGAGGTAAAGAATCGCCGCCGCTTTTTCGCTTTTGATCTGTCAACTATGATGATGGGTGACATGCAGGCGCAAGCGACATTCTACGCATCCGCTATCCAAAATGGATGGATGACGCCAAACGAGGTACGCGGACAAAAGAATCTGAACAAGATTGAAGGCGGTGACAAGCTGTTTATTCAACAGAACATGGCCCCAATGGATACGCTCGAACAAATCCTTGCTGGCAAATACGCTGCACAGGAAGCGCCGGACAATGGCGACCCCGACAGCGACACAGCCGATGAACCACAAACAGAAACGCCATGATACAGGAAACAGAATATAAAAAGGCGTTCCCGGATGCTGAAATGCGCACCTTTTCGATGGGCGACGTTGAAGTACGAGCGTCGGAATCCGGCAAAAAGATTTTGCGCGGGTACGCGATGAAATTTGAGCAGGAATACGACTTAGGCCCGTTCACTGAATCCATTGCTCGTGGTGCGCTTGACGGAGCCGATATTTCAGATGTGCGTATCCTTAAAAACCACGACATGAATGTGGTGCTGGGCCGCACAAAGGCAGGAACAGCAAAGGTATGGGTTGATGACATTGGATTGGGATATGAAGCTGAATTGCCAGATACGCAGGACGCCCGCGACTTAGCAATCAGCGTTGAACGCCGGGACATCGACCAAGCGTCATGGGCTTTCCAACTTGCACACACGCGCGAAAAAAGGGCCGATGATTGGGAAATGAGAGCAAGCGGCAAAGAACACCGAACGATTAAAAAGATCAGAACGGTACTTGACGCCTCGATTGTCACATACCCCGCCAACCCTGACACGACAGCAGCAAAAAGAAGCCGTGACGAGTTCATGGCAGAATACAACCATCACGAATTACTTAACCAACGCCGCAAAGAGATAGCATCTTTTTTGGCACAACACAAATAACAACATGACTACGCAAGAACTGCTTAAATCCAAGCAAGAACAGCGGGCGGCGGCGTTGGCCGAAGTACGCAGCTTTGGCGAAAAGGTGGAAAATCAAACGTGGAAGGAAGAAACCGACCCGGCAGCACTCGCAGCAGTGCAGGCCCGCGCTGTTTCCCTCGAAAACGAGATCCGCGCCCTGCAAGCAAAGGTAGACGCCGATGAGGCCGAAGCCCGCGCCAACAGCCAAAAGCCGCCCGTCACAGCACCCGGCATCGTAACGAGCCGTGGCGATGACCGCCAAACAGTGGCCCGTGAATTTCGCCTGCTGAAAGCCATCAACGAACTTTCGAAGCCCGGTGGCCAGTTGACCGGATTGGAGCGCGAAATGTTCCAGGATGCCGAAAAAGAAGCCCGTGCAGGCGGTGTGGCAACGACCGGAAACCTGCTCATTCCGAACTGGCTCGCTAATGCCGGAAAGGAACAACGCGCAATGAGCGCAGGAACAACCACGGAAGGCGGCTTTACCGTTCAAACTGACATTGGCCCGCTTATCACCCTGCTCGACCCGATGCCGATTGTTCGCCGTATGGGCTGCCGTTTCCTTACCGGCCTGCAAGGCAACATCGACTTTCCCCGCAACGACGCCGGCGTTACGGCGGTTTGGGAAACTGAAACAGGCGCAGCCAATGCGCTTTCCCCAACTTTCGACCGCGTACAGGTTGCGCCAAATCGCCTTGCCGGTTACACCGACATCTCGAAGCAAATCCTGATCCAGTCGACCATTGGCATGGAAAACTTTGTCCGTGACCGATTGAACCAAGGCGTTGCAAACGCGCTCGACACGGCGGCGCTTTCCGGCAACGCTGGCAACATCGCAGGCCTTTTGAACGAAGCC